GTGGCAATTTCTGGTGCCCTAAGCCTAGGCGGCGACCTCGTCGGCACTGGTATTGTAGACAGAGACAACATAGGTTCAGGCTCTGTTCACAAGGGACACCTTGATCATGACATTGTTATTAACAAGTCTGATGCAAACGGTGGCCTCACCTGGGATTCTGGCCGAATTAGTGTTGGTTGGAGAAAGGATGTGTTCGTCCGCTCAGACGGTTCGAACATCAGTGGTACAGTACCTACTCACAACAAGTTTGCCACCAAGGCTGTTCCGACACCTTATACGACAGCGTCGTTAGGTGCTCAGCCCCAGTCTGGTAGCTTGATGGTGTACTTGAACGGTCTACTGTTACACGGTGACTACACTGGTGATACTTTGAATGCAGGTAGAAATATCGGCTCTGCAGATTATCATATGTTGACGTCATCGGCTAATGCATACAAAGTTCTTCTTCATGAAGATCTCGCATTGGATTCAGATGATATTTTGACGGTAACCTACTTGTCAGGTTCCGGTACTAACAGCTAATCTTCGTGATTAGATCTTTAAGGGGCTAGGATTATCCTAGCCCCTTTTTTTATTCTTTTCTTTTCGTCCTGCTGAATGCTATTTATTAAAGAAATAATTGTATTTGTTGCCCGTTTTTTAAGGAGAATCCTAATATGTCTGCGAGAAAATTTAAGTTTGTTTCCCCGGGAGTTTTCATCAACGAGATTGATAATTCTCATCTTCCCGACGATTCAGAGGCTGTTGGCCCAATCGTCATCGGACGCCTTCCAAAAGGTCCAGCAAACCGCCCAGTTACTGTGCGCTCATTTAGTGAATTTGTTGAGATTTTTGGCGAACCGGTACCGGGTGGCCGCGGCGGCGATGTCTGGAGAGAAGGCAATACTATAGCTCCGACATATGCGGCATACGCTGCACAAGCTTATTTGAGAAACAGCTCTCCTCTTACGGTAGTAAGGACATTAGGTGAAGCACACCCTGACGTGGTCACGGGCGGCGAAGCTGGATGGGTAATTGCTAACGATCATGCAAATACTCACAAACCAAGCAACACAGGCGGAGCTTTCGGTTTACTTCTATTTTCGTCAGGGTCTTCGCAAAAAGATCATGCGGGCCCCTGGGTAGGAAAAAAAAGTAGACACCCTCATATTCGCGGTGGCCACGGCCGAACACAATATCATCCCTCTGGCGCGCTAGCAGCCGTCTGGTATTTCGATAACGGGGCAATAGAACTTTCAGGAAATTTGGTCGGCGCGGCTAGAATGGGTCACGGTAAGCATACGGTGGCTACACCAGCCGATGGCGCGGGAAATGGGATAGCCTTTTTACCTTCGGACACCGGTAAAATGGAATTTACGGCCGTCTTGTGGGACAATACAGACGTCGGCAAAAAGGTTGTTTTCAACTTTGACAGAACAAGCGACAAATATATACGAAAGGTTTTCAATACAAACCCGACTCTCGCTGGATCCAGCGCTGCGGTTAATGCTGCAAGTGCAAAGCAATACTGGTTGGGTGAAACGTTCGATCGATTTGCAAGAGATAAGAATGGTTCGACTCTCAACGAAGGCGCTGCTGGTGATGGATCCCTGTTCGGGGTCATTGTAGGCCTTAAGTCTAAGAGTAGTACGTACAACTGGGGCAAAAACCAAATAGGTGCTCAGACTTCAAAGTCAGGATGGTTCTTTTCGCAAGATCTTACGACAGACGTTGGCAAATATCACGCAGATGCAATGCAGAAATTGTTCAGGTTTGTGGCATTAGACGATGGTGCTTGGTCCTCGAAACACATAAAGGTTTCGATATCGGATATCAAAGCCCCAACAGATGTTGATCCGTACGGCTCTTTTACTGTCACTTTTAGGCGCACTAATGATTCCGATGGCGCACCAAGAGTATTGGAAAAGTTTAGTAATTGTAACCTCAACCCTAATTCTAGAAACTATATTGCAGCAAAGATTGGTGATATATACCAAGAATGGGACAATGCCCAAAAGAGATATAGAACCTATGGCAGTTATATTAATCAGTCTAGATACCTTAGAGTTGTTATGGATGAGGATGTCGATTCGGGCATCACCGACGCCGCATATTTGCCATTTGGCTTTTATGGCCCAACGAGATATAGATCCAAGACCTTTACTATGCGCCGGTCTAGCTCGACTAAAACCGCATCGGGCGCTAGTGGCGACGTTCTAACAGGTTCAAATTTACATACCTCGTCATCCATTGGCGCTGAAGGCGCTCTATCTAACTTCGATCTCGCTTCAACGACCGCAACCACGATCTGCTTTATAACTGGAGCAAGTTATGCCGTCTTCGAGGGATCCGCAGATACTGAAACACCTCTCCATGCTGGTGGTATTTTTAATAGCTTTTTTACATCTTCTGATACTGGTGATTACGGTAACAACCTAGGTTGGGGATTTTTCGCTGGGTTAGAAGGTTCACCGACCAATCAAGCCGGCCCGGAAGTCGGCGGAACTGGGTCTATTATGTTCCCATCATTACCATTAAGAGTTTCAAGCTCTGCTGATGGAATAGCTGACGAGAAAGATGCACACTTTGGCATAAGTGTTTCGAGGACTCCTTCGACTACACGCTTCGACGAGTCTTATTATGATGTAGTTGGCCACCGCCAAGGGAGAGGGACTGCTGACAATTTTATAACGCCGCTCGCTGAGGTCACCGAACATTCATTCATATTTACTCTCGACGATTTAGTGTCCGTTCAGTCAGGGGATCCTGCTCCTGCAAGTGTAAATTCAATGTTTTATGCATCTGGCTCTCGAAAGGCAGATCTATCTTATACAGCAGGTAGAGGTAGTTGGACGGATCTTATCGACACCGGCTTTGTTAATTTTACTGCCCCGCTGGTCGGCGGCTTTGACGGTCTTGATATTCACGAACGCGAGCCATTTGGTGATCACATTGTTGGAGCTTCTGGGGCATCGTTCAAAGGAAATTATGCAGCGCACTCTATCAAGAGAGCTATCGATAGCGTTTCCGACCCTGAAGTGGTAGAAACAAATTTGATAACAGTTCCAGGCGTACGCGCACCATTGATCACTAATCATGTCATCGATGTAGCTGAAGCTAGAGCAGACGCTTTGGCGCTTATAGATATAGAAAAGGGCGGATATGCTCCGGCCACAGAAACCACAAACAGTTTTAAGACTAGGATCACAAACAATTCTGTTCGAGAAGCTGTGGTTGCACTCAAAAACAGAGGTATTGATTCTAGCTATGCTTGTGCTTATTTCCCTTGGGTGAAGATATTGGATCAAGTTAGCAACAGTCAGGTTTGGGTCCCACCTTCCGTGGCGGCTCTTGGCACATTCGCATCGGTAGAGAAGAACTCAGAATTATGGTTCGCCCCTGCAGGTTTTACTAGAGGTAGCCTCAGTGAGGGTGCCGCAGGCCTACCGGTTATATCTGTCTCTCAAAGACTTTCTTCTGAAGATCGCGATAGTTTATATGAAAACAACATTAACCCGATCGCAACTTTCCCAGACGAAGGCATAGTGATCTTTGGACAGAAGACCTTACAGTCCTCACGTTCTGCTCTCGATCGAGTGAACGTAAGAAGGTTGATGATATTTGTCAAAAAAGAAATCTCTAGAATCGCAGCAAGACTTTTGTTTGATCAGAACGTACAGACAACTTGGAATCGTTTCCGCGGCCAAGTTGAACCGTTTCTAGATGGTGTGAAGTCGCGTTTAGGTTTAACAGATTTTAAAGTTGTGCTTGATGAGACTACAACAACCCCAGATTTAATCGATAGAAACGTTATGTATGCAAAGATTTTCTTGAAGCCTGCGAAAGCGGTTGAGTTTATTGCCATTGATTTTGTTATAACAAATTCAGGCGCTTCTTTTGAAGATTAAACTAGCTCTTTTCAATCGATTGAATACTATTTATTAATGAAATAGCTGTATGTTGCATTTATTGACTGTTTTTTTGAGGCCAAGGAGAATTCAATATGTCTGTGAGAAGTTTTAAGTTTGTTTCCCCGGGAGTTTTTATCAATGAAATTGATAATTCCCAACTTCCTAATGTACCCGCGGGCATTGGTCCGACAATCATCGGCCGACTACCCCGCGGCCCCGCAAACCGCCCAGTTACTGTAAATTCATTTAGTGAGTTTGTTGATATCTTTGGTGCCCCCATTGCTGGAGGTCAGGGTGGAGATATCTGGAGAGAAGGAAATACTTTAGCACCGACGTACGCAGCTTATGCAGCGCAGGCTTACTTGAGAAATAGTTCTCCTCTCACAGTAGTGAGGACTTTGGGAGAACCGCACCCCGACGCAGTTACTGGCGGCGAGGCAGGCTGGAAGGTTGCAAACGCACACAGTAATTCTAATACAGCGACAACCGCGGGCGGCGGAGCTTACGGCTTGTTCTTGTTTACATCTGGTTCTCAGCAAAAAGATACCCTGGGCGCATTTATCGGCGCAAATGCATCTCAAGGCACTGGTAAGCAGTGGGCGAGGTCGGCAGCAAGGACAACCGGTTCATTAGCTGCTGTTTGGTATTTTGATCAAGGAGCGATCGAGTTGTCTGGTGCACTCTTGGGAAGCGGTGAGGTGATTTTAACCGGATCAGCCGCCGGACCCTCTGTGACCGATCTGTTTCGCGGCAACGAGGGGCTCCCGGGTACGCATGCAAACGCTCCCGCCGTCCGGAAAGCGTTTGCTGGAAATGGGTTTGCTCTTAAGGCGAAGAGCAGCACGAATATGGAATTTACTGCTGTCTTGTGGGATAATACAGCCACGGGCAGAAAGGTTGTTTTCAACTTTGACAGAACAAGCGACAAATATATACGAAAGGTTTTCAATACAAACCCGACTCTTGCAGGCTCTTCTACTGCAGTCCAGGCTGCAAGTGCAAAGCAATACTGGCTGGGTGAAACATTTGACAGACATGCTAAAGATCTCCATGGGTCTAGATTAAACGAAGGACTCCTCACTGCTGACAGCACTCTTTACGGTGTTATCTTGGGTCTCAAAACTCAAGACGGTTCGTACGACTGGGGAATCAATCAGACCGCCGCTCAAAATTCAAAGTCTACGTGGTTCTTTTCGCAAGATATTACGACAAATACTACCAAATTTGATCCCGGATCTATGCAAAAGCTGTTTAGGTTCGAAGCTCTCAATGATGGTGTCTGGTCGTCGAAGCACATAAAGGTTTCTATTTCTGACCATCGGGCTCCAACCGATGTTGATCCTTACGGTTCTTTTACTGTCACTTTTAGGCACACTAAGGATTCTGATGCATCCCCAAGAGTGCTGGAAAAGTTCAGCAGCTGCAATCTTAATCCTAATTCTGCAAATTATGTTGCGGCAAAGATTGGTGATATGTACCAAGAATGGGACGAAGGCCAAAACAGGTACAGAGTTTACGGTAATCACGCAAACCAATCTAGGTTTCTCAGAATCATTATGAACGAGGACGTTGATCAAGGTATTACCGATCCATCATATCTTCCGTTTGGCTTCTACGGGCCCATTAGATACAAGACTTGGGATTTGACTCCAAAAGGCTTCAATCCCTACAATGGCCCAACTGGTTCAACACGACATCCTAGTTCGTCCGTTGGGGGTACCTTGGCCTCTCCTGGCCATGGCTGGGTCATGACGTCTGGTAGTGCACTTCATGGTATCAGCAAGCGCGGCCTAGGCCTAGGCGTCCTGGAAGGTGCCGGAGCAACTGAAGCGAACAAAGTAATGGCAACCAGCACGGGTATATTCAATTCTTTCTTGACTGGTGCCGCAGTACACGGTGAGTTGATGGGAGGCATTGACTCTTACGGCGGTATCGCCAGCGCAGGCGGTGGTCAGACTACTGCTACTGCATCTGTTGTTTACCCTTCTTTGCCGTTAAGAATCTCAAGTTCTGCTGATGGTATTCCGAACCAAAAGAAGGCACACTTTGGCATAAGCGTTTCGAGGACTCCTTCGACTACGCGTTTCGATGAATCTTATTATGACGTCGTTGCCGGCGGTAAAGGCTTAGGACGTGGACGTTCCAACAAATTTATAACGCCGGTCACCGATGTTACCGAACATTCATTCATATTTACATTGGATGATATCGTCGCCGTACAAACGGGGTCTCTCGTTGGTCCAGAGTCTGTGAAATCGGTGTACTATGCATCGGGTTCAAGGCTGCGCGGCAACTCTTATACAGCGTTGAGGTCCAGCTGGACAGATCTTGTCGATTCTGGCTTTACAAAGTTTACTGCTCCGATGGTCGGCGGCTTTGACGGCCTCGATATTCACGAACGCGAACCGTTTGGCGACCATATTATTGGAGCTTCCGGAGTATCGTTCAAAGGAAATTACGCTGCACACTCTCTTAAAAGAGCTATCGATAGCGTTTCCGACCCTGAAGTGGTAGAAACAAATTTGATAACAGTTCCCGGTGTTCGTACGCCATTGGTTACTAACCACGTAATTGACGTCGCCGAAGATCGAGCAGATGCTCTTGCGGTCATTGACATAGAAAAGGGCGGATATGCTCCGGCCACAGAAACCACAGACAGCTTTAAGACTAGAATTACAAACAACTCTGTTCGAGAGGCGATAACTACACTAAAGAACAGAGGTATAAACAGCAGCTATGCTTGTACTTACTTTCCCTGGGTGAAGATTTATGATGAAATAAATGATACTCAAGTATGGGTACCACCATCAGTAGTTGCTCTTGGTACATTTGCTTCAACCGAGAGAAATTCAGAATTGTGGTTTGCGCCAGCCGGCTTCACAAGAGGCGGCCTCAGCGAAGGTTCAGCAGGCTTGCCAGTGTTAACAGTTTCTCAGAGACTTTCTTCCAAAGATCGCGATAAACTGTATGATCAGAACATTAACCCAATCGCAACTTTTCCTGCGGAAGGCATAGTGATCTTTGGACAAAAGACTTTACAATCTTCACGTTCAGCTTTAGATCGCATCAATGTGAGAAGATTGATGATATTCATCAAAAAGGAAGTTTCCAGGATCGCTGCAAGGCTTTTGTTTGATCAGAACGTGCAGTCAACTTGGAATCGTTTCCGCGGACAAGTCGAACCATTCTTGGACAGCGTTAAGGCTCGTCTAGGTTTAACAGACTTCAAAGTAGTTCTCGACGAGACTACAACAACTCCAGACTTGATAGACAGAAATATTATGTATGCCAAGATATTTTTGAAGCCTGCGAGAGCAATTGAATTTATCGCTATAGATTTTGTCATAACAAATTCTGGCGCTTCTTTCGAGGATTAAGTGGCATAAAAGAGATGGTACAACTAGTTAAGGTTGTATATAAAGTTTTAGGAGGACTTTTCAAATGGCTTTAGAAGGTTTTTGGTCAGATTTTAATGTAGAACCTAAGAGAAAATTCCGGTGGCTCATGAGTTTTAACGGAGTTCCTCAATGGATTCTCAAGAAAGTCAGTCGACCGAACATTACTATCACTGAGGCAGAGCATACTTTTGTTAATTATAAGTTTTATTATCCCGGCCGCGTTGAGTGGGCAGAAATTACCCTCACTCTTGCCGATCCTGTGAATCCTGATGCGTCTGCTACAATGATGGAGCTTTTAAAGCAATCCGGTTACGCTTTCCCGAATGATAACTTCAGCGGAAAGGTCTTAACTATGTCTAAACAGAAGGCGGTCACAGCCGTTGGAGGCAAGATTTATATTCAACAGATCGATGCCGAAGGAAACAACATAGAAGAGTGGGCTTTATTCAATCCTTGGATTAAAGCGGTTAACTTTGATGAGTTGGATTACGAGAGTGATGATATCATCAATTTGGAAGTAACATTAAGATATGATTGGGCGGAACTGACAACTTCCGGCCCGGTAGATAAGACAGCCAAAGCTGGCATGAACGGGCCTCGCCCCGGCGCAGGTGGCATTTTCGGCGGTCGATAATTAAGATTCTTATATAAGAAAGAGAGGTAAAATTGTCAAATAGAAATAATGCTCGGAGGAAGGCAGCAGCCCAAAACCCGGCAGACATCGCGGGAGTTTCCTCTCCCGTAAAGGATAGCAATCCATTATTAAATTTTGCAGTCCCCACGGAAATTGTTGAACTTCCGTCTAGGGGACTGTTTTATCCAAGTGGTCACCCACTTCATAATAAAGATACTGTTGAGATAAGATATATGACAGCCAAGGATGAAGATATACTAACTTCGCCAGCACTGTTAAGGAAAGGGATCGCTCTGGAGCGAATGCTACAGAACTTAATCCTAGAAGATAATGTCAATACAGAAGATCTTTTGGTCGGAGACCGCAACGCGCTGCTTGTTGCAGCAAGAGTAACCGGTTACGGTAAAATGTATCCGGCCAAAGTTACTTGTGCAGCTTGTTCGGAAGTATTCGAGAATGAGTTTGATTTAAGCACCTT